TACAACTGTTGGTGCGTTCTGTGCGATAACCGTAGCCGCTGTGCGTGGGTCTAGTGCGTTAACCTGTGGGGAGTATGTGACATTGACAACTCCTCCGCCGCCGAGCTGATTGTTCGCGGTGATGTTGCCACTGCTGCCAGGTGTAAATAGCTCTGGGCCGCGCTCTCCAACAATATAGGAGCTACCGCCACGAACTGGGCCGCCATTAGCTTTGAAGAGTCCGCTTAATGAGCCACTAATTCCCTCTGCGATAGGGGCTGCTATTTGGTTTTTGATAATCTGACGAGCGACTTCATTCATTATGCTCTTGAACGCATCACCAAAGGTTTTCGCTTTCATTAGAGCGTCTGTGAGATTTGATTCTATAGAGCTTTTAACCGATGCCATTGCGGATTTTGCGGTATCGGATAACTCCACCAGATTCTTTTTAGCTTTATTAGTGCCTGTCTCTGAATCTTCTCCTAAATCTGTAAATGTTTTTTCCGACGCGGTGGATGTGCTTTCTAGTTGCAGTTTTAGTATGAATAGCTTAGTTTGCAGGCCGTCCAGACTGATTGCCGCCCTGCGGACAGGTTTCGCCATGTCATCCATTCCTGGTATAAACTCACGCCAGGCATATATAGCGGCCTGCATATCATAGATAAACTTGTTGAGAGCTAATGACATCTGCTCTAGCGACTCTAAAAAAGTGATTAAACCGTCAACAACCGCAACAGTCATCTCTTTTACCGCTTTACCCATTCCGCCACTTGAATCAATTTTACCCTCTATCCAGCCGCGCAGAGAGTCTGTTATAGTCTCAATAATTGGCGCTAGGTTAGCTACGATCTTGTTAAAAGTGCCTGAGAGGTATGCGCCAAAACGCATCATTGCATCATTTGCGCGTTCGACTCCGAGTAGGGTTTTCTCGCCGATCACTAAACCGAGCTTATCTGCCTCCAGCATTGTGTCGTGCAGTGCTACTTTGCCGCCCTGCAGCATATTAATTAAACCTGCGCCTCTTGCCCCAAACAGCGAGTAGGCTATATCTGCGCGTTCGGTAGCGTTCGACACGCCTTTGAGCATATCCGCAGTATCGCCAAGCACGGATCCTACGGAGCGCAGAGAGCCGTCTGCTTTTTTGGTTGCGATGCCGTATTTCTCGAATACATCTTTAGCTTCGCCGGTTCCTTTAGCTGCATCGGCAATATTAACTGCGAATTTTTGGATAGCTTTGTCAAGCTGCTTGGATTGAACTCCCGCAAGAGATGCGGCATGACGGAGTCGCTGCAACGCTTCTGCACTTACGCCTACTGTGCGTGACATTTTCATCAACTCGTCACTAGCATCGAGTGATCTTTTAATAAGATAACCTATACCCGCAATTCCTGCAGCGGATATCATTCCTGTTTTCAGCGAAAATAGAGAAGTAGCAACACTTTTTACGCCTTTTTTTACTGAACGGAAAGCTCGTTTAGTGCGATCTTTGGCGATAATTTTAATACTTACATTGCTAAGCCCAGCCACTTGCTACTCCTTATTTTTGCATACCAAGCCAGATAATCCAGCCTCTAAACTCATCTAAATCCATCTCTGCCACTTCTGCCACTGTCTTGTGGAGGTGCTCTGCAATACGGTACATCCACTGCAGATCAGGATCGTTTTTTACTTTTTTTCAATCTCGTCCTCATCCTCATTATCGTCACTGTTTATGGCGTTGATAATATCAGACAGCACTTCTGGATCGGTTTGATCTATAAGCGCATCTTTGTCGGTGAGGCGAAATACTCGCTTCCCCTCTTCATCCATCAATCTATAGATTAGAGTGAGGGCAAACGCCTCTGCCTCTTTTCCTGTTTGAGTTAGATGTAGAATTTCTGCAGTCTGGCGCAAATTTATGTGAGCGCGAATATAGACTACAGGCGCTACCCCATCCTTTTCCCAGGCTGGAATCTCCAATTTGCGTGGAGTCGCTTTACGAATAATGGAGTAGTGCGAGGTAGCTTGATTAATTAAACTCACGCGACAGTCGCCTCATCTAGTACGCCTTTAAATGTGAAACTAGCGGTGACAATATCGCCCTTTGATCCACTTATAGAGAATGCTTCAATTTTTGCCGACCCGGTACGCTCAGTGTCGCCACTCTCTAATCCTTCTGGTCCAATGTGGAGAGTAACTGTTGAGCCTGGAGTCATTGCGCCCTGCCCGTTAGTATCGGTCTCGTCCCAATAGCACTCAACATTGCCGCCGCCTTTTGTGATCCCATCTGAGATGTATGTCTCTTCAGTGTCTCCCATTGATGTTGCTTCGACTAGGTCTATATTTTCGTCATAACTGTAAGATTGGATCAGCGCAACGACATTACTGCCTACCTTTACCGATCCGCTATTTCCGTGATGTGCTGCCATTTTGCTGCTCCCTGGTTAAATTGCTATATCCGGAGTGGACATAGCGGTAAAATAAGTCAATTTATAGGTGAGCGTTATTACGCCGACCTGTTGCGTACCTTCGCCACTTAATGCGGCGCTCATACTGATTAAAGTTGTATCTTGTGTTAATCCGCTGTGGGTGATATCCGTAGCCATTGCGACTTCTATCTCTTTAGATATCGTGTCTAGCGTGTCGAAAGCGGTGGTTGATACAGAAACATAGCCCTCCAAGTTGAGAGTTAACTCTCTGATTAGTACGGGATCAGCTCCCATTGTATGCTCACTAACTGTCTCTGCAGCAGTTACCACATTAATAGCGGGGAGGTCACTGTCGTTCAACGGATAGAGTCGCGCTTTATGCACATTCGAGCCGGTGGTCGTTAAACCTGTAAGCTCTGTGGCGAGCTGATCGCGGATCTGTTTACGGATATGATCTGCCATTTTATGTTCTCAGCACCAGCAGTGAAGTCGCACCAAGATCCCTTGTATCTGTGATAGTGTAAGTTGTGGCGCTTATTGCGAGCGTGTCGCCTGAATTTACGCCATCAAGATCGCTGCTTTGACATGTTGCGACTGCGGAGACACCGGAGAACGGTGCGTCACCCAGGCGCTCTTGATCCCACTCTTTATTGAAGATTACATTGATTGAGACGCCCGCCCCTCCGCCGATGGTGAGCGTTGCTGTATCGGCAAAGTCATCGGTGTCAAAAAATGGGGTTAAATCTTCTGTAAAGCTCATTGTTCTGCCCTATTTGGCTACTTCTACTGCTTCTACTGCTTCTGTTTTTGGTGCTGCCTTTGGTGCTGCTTTGCTTTTTACGAGTTCAGCTTTTCCTAGTGAGATTAAGATTTTTCCATCTCGGTCTGATACTTCTGCCTGTTTGCCAGCTTTAAGTGATTTGCCACTTGCTCCGACATTTGCTAATGCTTTTATTTTCATTGTCTATTCCTGTCTGCTTTGGTTAAAAACTCCCCCACCGATTAAGGTGGAGGGGTATTTACTCTATCGCTTAGGCTGTTGTTCCTTTTGCGAAGCTCTCTGCGTGACGCACGCCGATATCAACATCTTGGAACGCACGCAGAACTAGTCCGCCTGCAGCTGCCTTTGTTGCTGTATCTGCTACGATATCTAGCACGCCCCACATTCCGATCACTAGCTGAGTGAAGTCACCAAAGACCATTGTGCCAGTCGCCATCTGGTTAGAGATGATTGCGTTGTAGCCGTTGATCTTGCCATTCTCTAGCACCATGATGCCGCTGCCGCTATCTTTTGCTGTCTGCATTAGAGTTCCAGCGTTAGTTGCGTTAAGCACATACGCCATCCCTTCTGCTGCTGCATTATCAACTGCAACTGCTGACCAGAGGTCTACCATTGCGCCAAAGTCTGCGATTCCGCCCGTAACAGAGCCGATGCCTGTAGTATTGGTGATGCCTGTTGGCTGACCGCTTGAACCAGAACCAGAGAGGGCTGCTAGATCAATCGCAAGAGCTGCTCCACGAACCATATCGTTACGGATCATCTGCTCAACACTTGGTGAGCTCTGTTTAAGCAGTCTGCGACTCATTGCTACGCCGCCAGATACGGTTTTAGGAGACAATGCAAGCTCGCCTGTTACTGCTGCTGCATCAGCTGCATCTGCATCTTCTGCGACCCAGCCCCATGCTGTTCCTGTAGTGAGTTTTGGAATCTCTATATTTCCCTGTAGTCCACCCAAAATTTGAGCGCCTGCGCCAGCTACTACTGAGCGATTAGTTAGTGCGTCAATAAAGCTATCGCCAAGGTGATCTGTTCCGACCATCTCTGCACCAGCAGCAGAACTGCTTGTTTTCATCGCGGCACGCTGACCATTAAAGATATCAGTTGGCACGAAGAAGCCACGAGCTGAACGCCCTAGTTTATCTTCAATCGCTGCTGAGGCTTCAAGCTCGAAGCCTGCATCTTTCCAATTTCCTGTGACCGATGCGTTGATTGCACGGAATAGTGAATACTCTTGTTTGTCTTTCTCTGACAAGTCTAGGTTAGGTGTTTCCATTTCTGCGCGCTCCTGCGTTGGGTTGGTTTTGATCTCATTTAAAATTGCAACTCGCATCTCATCGATGCTTTTTCCATCTTTCACGAATTGGCGTGCCAACTCTGGCTGACTGTACTCACTGCCTGCGTCCAAAATTGACTGCACTCGTGCAAGTTCCGATTTTGCGCCATTGCTTTCAGCGGTAGTGCGGACCTCTTCGATATTGATTTTTGGCTCTGCAACAACTGCAGCAACTGCTTCTGGTTTTTCTGACATAATTGCTCTCTCTATATAAGTTAAATTTGTTTGATGCTCGCCCTCTGGCTCATCAGCTCTCCCAACTTGCGAGCTTGCGTCAGCTGGTACAGTGACCATGCTAATCTCCATTGGCTCCCAATCGATTGCGCGATTTTCAGAGGTCTCTTCATCTACTAAAAATTTGTGAATACGATATCCGACCGACACATTGCGGAGGATCCCATCTTTCACATCGTTAAACATCTGCTCTGCGCGCTCGCTCTTGCCGAATCGAACAGTTGCCCTGCCCTTTTTGTCAGAATCAATACTCGCTTTTTCTACAACCCCGATCAGATCGGAGTGGTTATGCCCGAACAAGAGTGGCGCACCATCACGCAGCCGTCCAAGCCGCACGCTAGTACTCTCATGGTCAAGAATCTCGGTACCAAACCAGCGATCCACTGGCTCTTCTGAAGAGAATGCGATATCTACCGTTCTGCTCTCTTTGTTAATTGCTGCACGATCTAGCTCATAAGAGCGGTTGAGCGTGCCTGTTTTTAGTTTAGTCTGCTGCATCTGCTACTTCCTCTTTCGTTGCGGGTTGTTCGGTTGGAGACTCATCTGCCCCTAGCTTGATTCCATATTTATCAAGAAGCTCCTGCTCTCTTGCGAGCTGCTCGACTACATCTTCAAAATCTACGCCTGCTCTTGCGCAAACTTCTGATCGAGTCTGCACGCCCATCGCAATTCCCTCTGCTGCGGCTTTCATATCTTTTAACGGATCGACCCAGCCGAAACCACGAGGACGGAACTCTATGCGGGTGAATTTTGAATATTTCTCTGCAGGGAGCGCAACCGCTTGAGTTAAGAGCGCAGATTGTAACCACGCTCTGTAGATAGGGCGGTGGAGGCGGTCGATTAGCCATTTCTGATCTGCTCTCCAGCGGTCGCGCTCCTCTAGCGCACCTTGACGAATTGAGGAGAAGTTGACTGACTCTAAATCCCCGGCAAGGCTGGCGTAAGTGACATTCAATCCTGCAGCAATCGTGCGCAGCGTGGATTTGACGAATGGGGCATAGTTGCCGGCTGGGTGTTGTGGGTCAAATGACTTAAAATCCCACCCTTCTGGCAGTTGTTCAAACATTCCCGGCTCTGCTTCTGTCACTAATGAGCCGCCTGCATCTTCCTCGCCGTACTGCTCACCCTCAGGACTTGTAAAAAATCCCATCTTAGATGCGGCAATTCTGGCAGCGATCAGCTCACCTTCCTGATAACCGTCCAACTGTTTAAGAGCTCCCATTACTGAGGCTATCCAAGGAGCGAATCTCACTTGACCTGGTCGCTCTTGCTTGCCAATATGGAGAATCTCTTCTGCAGGGATGCGGGTATAGCTCGTGCCGCGCAGATATGTACTGTTTTCGTGAGCGGTGCGAGTTTTTAGATAGTAAGCGATAGGGCGGCCCAGGTTATCAAACTCGATACCTAAATGGATTGAGTTGCCGTTTTTGAGCTTCTCTTCGTTTAGAGTTTCATCAATTCTGCTGGGGTCGATCAACTCAAGAGTAAATGCAAAAGGGTTATCGCCCACGATGCGATGAGAGCGGATAAACACCTCTCCATCTCTTGCGACCCCCTCAATTACCTGCCTCTCGATATCTAAAAAATTGGAGCGCCCATCAAGTGATGCGTATTGACTGCCCCACTCTTTCCACCCTTGCTCTAGTTTCTCGTTTGCGTTGGTGTCAAGTTTGCCATCTGGGTTGACTGACATTCCCTGCAGCGTTATCCCTGTTCCGCCAATAATGTTAGTTTTCAGCAGGTTAAAATAACGACCGACATAAGGGTTATTAAGTGACAAGTCACGACTGCGTCCGCGCAAGGTTGCGAGGTCGTGGCGCAGGGTGTCGTTAATATGACCGCTCTGCATTGTCCAATCAGATGTGAGGCGGTTAATTTTTGCCCCAGCATAACTCCGCTGGGACTTGGATGGTTGGGCTCTTTTAAATATTTTTGCGATTATTCCCATTATCCAAACCTTGTGAAAATGACTCTATTTGAGGGGAGATCTTTGCGGATACGCTCTGCGTTCTGCTCTCTTGCGACTGCGTTTTTATAATGCTTCTGCAGCAGAATAAGGTCAGAGATGGGGGTTCTGGAGAGCGAGCGACCATCGATTGAGTAAGATTCTTGATCTTTGCTGGCACGCCCACTCATAACTGCGTTAATTGCATCAAGTGCAATCTTATTTTGAGAGCGAGGATCTGTGCTGCTGGTGTC